CATCAACATTTAGTTGAACACTTGCGGAGTGTTTAGTGACAAGTCCTCCAGCATTTGCTGCACCTGTCGTCAAAAGAAGCATAACGAGTGGAAATAATTTTTTCATATCACTCAAAGTTTGGATCCGTATTTATTTATTCAAATTACTTATGTTCACCATAAACAATATTAATTGACATTGGGACTTGACAAAACTTAATATTTGCTATATAGTATTGTAGTATTTCGTTACAAAAAGAAATGACTGTTACAACAGAAGAGGGTGGACGTATTAACATGTACGCCCGTGAACCACAGATGTATATTTCTCAGACAGATGCTGAGAGATACGGCTATGAAACACATGCAGAGCGTGCAGAGAAGCAGAATGGACGCTGGGCAATGCTCGGTTTCGTGGCACTAATCATCTCTTACGCCACTTCGGGTAGCATCTTTTTCTTTGGTGCATTCGGAATTTAAAACACACAATCAACACAAAAAAGGTACACTATCATGACTCCAGAAGCAGAAAGATTTAATGGTTGGGCAGCAATGCTCGGTTTCGTAGCAGCAGTTGGTGCTTACGTAACAACAGGTCAGATCATTCCTGGCGTATTCTAAATGAACTACCATGATGTCATGGAGGTTTATAAAAGACCTATGTCAATCACTTACGTCCCATTCATTGCATTCATGTTTGCCACAGGTATCACAGCGACTGTAGGAATACCTGTATACGCACACGGTTTACTATAATGTTAGAAGCAGATTATCAAACATGGCTTAATACAATATTATTTCCATTCATGCCTGTTATTACGGTATTTGTGGCGAGTTTTATTATGCTTGGTGATCTCCCTTTTAATGATGAAGATGACGACGACGATGATCAAGGAGGCGGGATGATGATTCCTGCATTTGCACCATCAGCATAATGATGTTATAATTAGAGGGGAGCATCCCCTCTTTTTTTATGGTTGATTTTATAGGAGTATACGACAAAGCAGTTCCTCCTAACATGTGTAAAAAAATTATTGATTTCTTTGAATCTAATAAAGACATTCAATTCAGAGGAAGGTATGTCGTTGATGGACAAACAATTAGAGATCCTAAAGTAAAAGATTCCAAGGACATAACTCTATACTTTAATGATGGTACGATTCCAAGTATAATCATCTCAAAAATTCTTGAGACTTACACAGATGTCTACCTAGATACTTTTAGATCTACTCATATAGTAGATCAATTCTCTGTAGAGATGGGATACAATTTACAGAGATATAATCCTAGTCAAGGATATCATCTATTACATTGTGAAAACTATGGTCGTGGAATAGAGAGAGTTCTTGCTTGGACACTATATTTGAATACCGTCACTGATGGTGGCGGTACATACTATCCAGAGTATGATAAAACTATTGATGCAATAGAAGGAAGACTGTGCATCTTCCCTGCTTTCTGGACACATGCACACAAAGGTATTGTCAGCAATACTGAGACCAAATACATAGCCACTGGATGGTACATTTATCACTAAGATGGTAGATACATTAATCTTTCACATATACGAAAAGACCACAGACAAACCAGTCAAGGTATGTCTGACGGTAGATGAGTTAGAAAAACTAATTGCAGATAAAAAAATAGATTGGAAGAACTGGGAGGTTCAACCAGTCTATGGTGAATATGATACACACGATGCGTCATTCTGAAATAAAAGCACACCTCAAGTTTCTCAAAGATCTCAAACGAGACTTAAAAAAGAATCCCAAGCATAGAATTCCTAAGCATCCCTTCGCCAAATATGGGTATAAATACCCATCTTCTAAGGGTTGACGGTTTTAGAGCACCTCCTGTATAATAAATAGGTAAACAAATGTTAAGTAAGTTTTGCTTTCCTAACATGTTTACTCTTGGAGCAAACGGACTCACGTCCCTACCGAGACTATCCAAGTAAAATTACGTCTCTCATACCTTCTCCTGAGGGTGGAGAAGGAATACTACCTTCAGTGTTCCCTGCACTATTACCTAACCCTTATTTCAAATGACAACTCTTTCAAAACAACGCGGTGGTCTTCTGTCTGGATGGCCAGAGTTTTGCGAGTGGGTCACAAACACAAACAACCGCATCTATGTTGGTTGGTTTGGTGTTCTGATGATTCCTTGCCTTCTCGCTGCTGCTACTTGCTTCATCATTGCTTTCATCGCTGCTCCTCCTGTGGACATTGATGGAATCAGAGAACCAGTTGCTGGTTCACTCATGTACGGTAACAACATCATTTCTGGTGCTGTTGTTCCTAGTTCAAACGCTATTGGTCTACACTTCTATCCTATCTGGGAAGCAGGAAGTCTAGATGAATGGTTGTACAACGGTGGTCCTTTCCAACTCGTTGTTTTCCACTTCCTAATTGGTATCACAGCATATTGTGGTCGTCAGTGGGAACTTTCATACCGTCTCGGTATGCGTCCTTGGATCTGTGTTGCTTACAGTGCTCCTGTATCTGCAGCGTTCGCAGTATTCCTAGTTTATCCTTTCGGTCAAGGGAGTTTCTCTGATGCTATGCCTCTTGGTATCTCTGGTACTTTTAACTATATGTTTGTGTTCCAAGCAGAGCACAATATCCTTATGCATCCGTTCCACATGCTCGGTGTTGCTGGGGTATTCGGTGGATCTCTTTTCTCTGCTATGCACGGAAGTCTTGTTACTTCCTCACTTGTCCGCGAGACAACAGAAACTGAGTCCCAAAACTATGGTTACAAGTTTGGACAAGAAGAAGAGACATACAACATCGTGGCAGCACATGGCTACTTCGGTCGTCTTATCTTCCAGTATGCTTCTTTCAATAACTCTCGTAGTCTTCACTTCTTCCTAGCAGCATGGCCAGTTGTTTGCATCTGGTTTACTGCAATGGGTGTAAGCACAATGGCATTCAACTTGAATGGTTTCAACTTTAACCAATCAGTTGTTGATGCTAACAACAAAGTGATTCCTACATGGGCAGACATCCTTAACCGCGCTGGTCTTGGTATGGAAGTTATGCACGAGCGTAACGCTCACAACTTCCCTCTCGATCTTGCTGCTGCTGAGACAACTCCTGTTGCACTCAAAGCACCTGCTATCGGTTAATATCTGATAAAACATACTAATCAAAGACCTCTTTATGAGGTCTTTTTTTATGCTATACTTTAGACATGGGGACTATCGCATATTGGTTAATGCCCACTGCTTATAACGGTGTGAACCGAGTTCAATTCTCGGTAGTCCTACTTTGACAATCCTTAAATGTGTGATATAATGATTTCATACATAGAAAAAAGACTATGGAAATTAAAGCTTATACAAAAGTTGGATGTAAATTTTGCGGTAACCTTATTGAACTTTTTGAAAGAGCAGGTGTAGAATACACTAGGATTGTTGTTGGTGAAAAAGAAAACCAATGCCCAACAGAGTTGTTTCAGAAAGAATATCCTGAGGTTCATGCTTTTCCATTCGTTGTCATTGACGGAGAGAAGATTGGTGGTCTTGTTGAGACCGCTACATTGTTCCTAGAAAAAAAATTGGTTAGCGTACCAAAAAAATGAAGGAACTTAAAATAAATAGAGGCATAGAGCTCATGCTCAGGAGGGCAAAACAGAAGGAACAGAAATCTAAAAAAGGTTTACACATCAAAAAGGTGTTTTCCCTCCTCAAACGCAAAGTGTACTTCAACTTTGAACTAAGGTGGGAACAGGAAACAAACTAGTTCGGAGTTGAACAATGACTGAAACATTAATGATTTATATTTCATTAACTACATCCTTTATCTTCTTATCAATTGGAGTATTGTTTGGATGGATAGCTGCAGAGGTAAAACAAGAACATATGTATAATGCACAAGAAGAAAGTGTTCATCCAGAAATGCTGAACTCACATGGTCAATGGATCAACGAAGAACTTCTCTCAGTTCGCTTCTTAAATGAAGACGAAATGGAAGAAGAATAAATATACTTACGGTAACAATTAGGTTATGAAATTATTAATGCATGAAGTGCTACAGAAAGTTAGCAATGCAAAGACAAAAGCACAAAAGGTTAAACTTCTGGAGGAATATAACACTCCAGCACTTAGAGCTATTCTAATTGCTAACTTTGATGAGAGTGTTATCTCCATGCTTCCAGATGGAGAAGTGCCATATAAAAAGAACGAAGCACCAGAAGATACCGAACATACTAAATTAGATCACGAGTATCGTAAGTTGTATTTGTTCTTTAAAGGTGGTGCAAATATCTCACAGACACGTCGTGAGACTTTGTTTATTCAACTCTTAGAAGGGTTGCATCAAGGGGAAGCAGAGGTTCTATGTCTTGTCAAAGACAAGAAGATTGGTAAGCGTTGGAAGATTACCAGACAGTGTGTAGAACAAGCATTTCCTTCAATACAATGGGGAAACCGTAGCTGATGTTAACATTGAATATACTAAAAGAAAACTGCGATCCAAATAAAGATAACAACTCTGCATTACCTTACAATGCATACCTTGTCCAATACAAGGCAGGTGAGGAAGAAACGAGATGGGATCTTGCTATGGCATATAAGATGTCTGAAATATTTGACTATTATTATGACAAGTATAAAAATGTTTTGGCAATAGTTCAATCTAATGGCAGAGTAGCTCCTAAACTTTGGATTGATCCTAGTAAACCTCAACCTAAGAAAAAGAAATGAGTGCAGATCAAAAAGGTAACTGGGCAATTTTCTATTGTAAGATAGACAATAGAACAGAATGGCATACCATGAAACTATGCAGGAAAGATGGTGTGCTTGTGTCTGCTAAAACTTATGATGAAGTATATAAATTTCAACGCTTCAAAGAAGCATTTGATTTTATTAAAAAACTAATCACAATAGATAACCCTGTTTATGATGCTCAAGTGAAAAGAGTATGTAAAACTAGAGGTAAAGGTTTTTATCTATCAGGAAATTAATGAACCCAACATCACAATTAGATGTAACTCCAATTTTTAGTTCATTTTTATGTCGGGGACAACTTAATATTGATCATGATAGAGTAGTTCATTGGATCGAAAAACAAATTGGTGATCATCATGGTAGAATCAAGTTAAACTTAGATGAACCTGAGTTAGTTGAATATTACACAGAAGTGCGTGCAATATTTAATGATCTACATGAAAAATTAGGTTTAAGAAGACAATACTATCAAGATCTTAAGAAGGGATGGGTCAATACAAATTGGGATGAGCGTTTTGGTGTCGCTCATAAGCATCCAGAAGCAACATTTATTTCAATATATTATCCAAAAATTGAAGGGAATCATGTAGGACATTTGGAGATGGTTAATCCTAATCCAACTCTTCCATATGTTTTACCATCTGAAGCTAATCAAAATTCTGTTGTAGAGGTATTCAATATATACAATTCTAATTTATGGAGAGTTGCTCCCAGAACTGGTATGATTGTTGTAATTCCTAGTTGGATAGATCATTTTGCACTACAGAATAGAACAAATACTGATATAAGATATTCAATAGCATTAGATAGTAAAATTAAACATCGTTAATGTATTGAATGTTACATATTGACAATTCTAAATACTTATGTTAGTATACTAACACGTTCATCCAAATGCACGGACTTGCACTACTGTTAACACTCCTTGCTGGACACGACTCATATCATTGGGAAATGTCTTGTGATGATTGGAACCAAGTAAGGGTTGAAGTACTCAGCGATGAGAACTACACACCTGATGCTAGGGAGTATCTTATTGATTACTTCTATACCAAAGTTCCAGATCAGAATTGCAAACCTTGGGCACTTGGACGCAAGTAAGTCGCGGAACGGAGCGTTCATCCCATGATTGAACTATTACTTTATGCTAATATGAAATGCACTGATGCTGCTGATATGATCAGACGCATTAATGTTCATGATCATATTAACAATCAAGTAAAGGTAGAACTTGTTGAAGTAATTCAAGAAGCAACACCTCATTGTCCATGGGACGCAAACGACTAAAGGAACGGGGCTAAAAATCCAATTACTTTAGGAGTATTAAAATGACACAAGTCACTTACCGTGGCGTTAAGTATAACGCTGAAGAATACAAAGAAGCTGTTCTTGCAGAAGCTGCTAAGAAACAGCGTCACGATTTAATGTATCGTGGCATCAAGGTACAACGTAAGATGGTGGGAGTTTAAGACAATGGTAGAGGCACTACAGATTGTTGGCATCACA